CGCGGGCGCCCTCCCACACGGCGATCGTGGCGGCCCCCTCGCGCGCCCCATCCCACACGAACACCGGCTGCGCCTTGACGGGCGTCTCATAGATCTTCAAGGACGAGATAGCCGCATCGCCAGAATCAGCTGGAACGCCGATCGACGGCAACCAGCGAGGCGCCGTACTGGCGGGAAGCTCAACCTCGGCCACCACCTTCGTCTGCCCCTGCGGGAGCGTGACGGTAGTGATGTTGAACGGGCCATTGATCTTGACCTTGCGGTCGTTGAACCAGTTCACGCGCAGGTCGATACGGGCCTCGGAGGCATCCTGGTAGTCGACCTCGAAGGTGAACTTCCGGGACCCCACAGGCATGGCTGCACTGTCGTAGGGGGTGGTGGAGGCGCCGGCGGGGAGCGTCGCCCCCGCCCCCTGCTGAGAGCCCCGGCTACGCCACCACGATCCGAGCGGCGGGAAGATGCTGTCGTCCATTATGCGTCCTTCCTGACGATGATCGTGCCCGCCGGAGTGCCCGACGGGACTGCCTCGCGCTTACCGAGCGAGAGCACCTTGGGTCGTGAGCGCAGCTCCTCCACCTCGAGCTTCAGTGGCAGGTAGCCCTTCAGCCACGGGATCACGAGCTCGTGAATGTGGGCCGATGGCGGGTTCGCATAGGGGTTACCGACCGGCTCCCACTGGCCGCCCCGCTGCGGGTCCTCGCGCAACTGCCCGTCCGTGATGTACAGGTGGGCGATGCCAAGCTTGTCGGCCTTGTCGAACACGCTCCGGTAGTTCTCGGAGGTGACACCATGGACAACAGCCCACCAGCGGGTCGAGGGGTACGCCTTCATGTGGTCCGGGAGGATCGGGGTCCCAGGGTCCTCGACCAGGAATGCGGCTGCATCCTTCTCGAACATCATGCACACGTCGAAGTCGAGCTCACACATGTCCTCGGAGATGTTCGACCCCGAGTTGATGACGATGAGGAACTCCTTGCCGTACTTGGCCCTGATCTTGTCGATGAGGGACTTGTAGGCGGGGATGCGTCCAGCCTGGTCACCCCAGCCGTTGATGGCCTCATCGAGGAAGACGCCCTGGCAGACGTCCCCGTACTGGGTCTTAGCCTTCTCGATCTGGGAGAGGATGTACGCCTCCGTGTACTTGTCGACGTCCGGGATGTTGTTGCGGCCCGGGTTGCCCGCAGGGAGGGTAGCCGCGAGGTACTGGGTCTTGACGTAGAACACGGCCCGCTTCACACCAGCCGCAAGTGCAAGCTTGGCCTGCTTCTGGAAGTCGACGTTGAACTCATCCCAGTTGCCGCTATTGCGGTTCAGGATAACGATGCCGAGGGAGCCAGCGAACTTCAGAATCTGCGCCCACTTCGAGGTCTTGCCAGGCTTGCCGTCATCGTAGTAGTCCGGCCAGAAATAGGTCACGGGCGAGTAATACCGCTCCCCAGGCTTGAACGGGGAAATCGTCTTGGCGAGAGCATCAACGCGCAGGGTCGTCGCGTTTGCGACCTCTAGGGTTGCATACTGCCCTAGGTGTCGCTCGAGGTTCTGCTGCTGCACGAAGGTGCCGTAGGCGTCCTCGCGGGTGATATACGAGGACAGGTCCACATGCCCACCAGCCTGAGCCTGACTGAGCTCGGCCTTCGTAGCATAGGTTGAGGCTGCCTCAGTCTTCGGGAGCGCCGCATCGGCGATCGCCCGGGCTGCCCGAATGCTGTCCCCCATGGCCGCAACCTGAACCTTCGTCGAGTAGGTGCTGGCGGCCGTGGCGGCGGTGAGGTAGGAGGAGAGCTCGACCTTCGACGCATACTTGCCGTCCGAGGCCGAGGTGGTGGCATACTGGGCGAGGTCCGTCTTGCGGGCGTACTTGCCGTCAGCGTCCGTAGTGGTAACGAATCGGGAAGTGTCAGGGACCGTAGGGATTGAGCCCTTCACTGTCTCCAGCGCAGACTTCGTTGCGTAAGTCGATGCCGCCTCAGCCTTCGGAAGCGCGGCGGCGGCCGTAGACTTCACTCCCTCGATCTTCGCACCCAGGGCGTCGTCAGCCTGGCGCATCTCTGTCTTCGTGGCGAAACCAGACAGGTCGGGCGCCTGCTGTCCACCACCGTTGAGCTGGGCCTGCGCGAGAGCGGCCTTCGTCGCATACGTGGAGGCCGCGTCCTCAGACTTGAGGTAGACACCGAGGGCCTCCTTGGTCGCATAGGTGTCAGCCACCGCCTTACTGGTGGCGTACTGGGTGAGCTCACTCTTGGTGGCCGCCGCGGTGGCAGTGGAGTCGATGCGCCCACTGAGCTTCCGCTCAGTCGCTAGCGCCTCCTCCTTGGTGGCGTAGGTGGCGGCAGCCTCAACCTTCGGGAGAGCGCCATCAGCCGTGGTCTTCACGGCATTAAGGCGAGACGACAGTGCGTCATCCCCGCGGGCGACCTCCTCCTTCGTTGCCAGCGTCGAAGTGTCCACCTGGCGCCCCTCAGACGCCTTGCGCAGGGCCTCCAGCTCCACCTTAGTGGCGAAAGTCCGATCGGCCTTCTCCGTGCTGTACCAGGTCAGGTTAGCCATTAGTCCTCCATGCGAGTAGTCCATCCCCAACCTCGATCACGTCGGGGGCGTTAATTGCTTCGAGAGTGCCGTCACCAATGTCGCGGACTCGGCGCCCATCCCTATCGGACGGGTCTTCAATGGCGACACCGGAGAAAATGTCTACGAGGTCAACCTCGGTTCCGGCGATGATGCGCGCGTTGACGCAACGGGTGAGGCCAGTGTCGCCGGGGATGTTGACACACACCCGGTAGTTCTGTTCCCCGTCAGACAGGGTTGACGGGGCTGCGATGTTCAGGAACGGCTCGCCATCATGGTTGACGAGGATGCCGTCAGAGCGAAGTCGCCCCCCGGCATAGTGTGCAATGAGGGCGTTAGTGGAGTCCACCTCGACACCCTTGTATTGGGGGAGCGGAGTGAACTCAACACTCCCCATACGGCCGAGGCCCTCAGGGCCGACCACCTTACCTGTGATGCGCGCATACCCCTGAGTCACGAGCTCCCCTGACGCCGATTCGTTACAGCCTTCACTCTATCAATACGACCATGCAGGCTGGACACCTCGTCGTAAAGATGAGCTCTGTCAGTGCGGGCATCATTCCTGACACCCTCAACCTGCCCCTCCAAACTCTGAAGCCTATGGGACTGCTCACTAACACTATCCCTGAGTGCCCCAACAGCCTCGGCGAGAGCATCCATCTTGGAAGTCAGGTCGTCGAATCGCATATCTAGGTCGTCTCGCAGGTTAGTGGCGTGATTGTTGTGCACCCCCTCGGATGCGGATTCAGCAGCATCAGCGGCGCGAGCAACATGAACACTCATTCGCTCCAGGCGCTCGTCATTCTGTGCCTGCTGCCTCTTCAGTCTACTTGCGAGTCGAGCCACAAGTGCAGCCAGCAGCGCGACCGTAGCCGCAATGAGATCAGGCGACGTGAGTATCTGGCCTATCGGCAGGACGCTATCTACTGGCTGCACTGGTCACTCAGCTCGCGTGGCGGGGAGTGTACTCGACGGGTGCTGTGGCGATCGCCTTGTCCGTCTCCTTCGCGTCAGCGAGGGAGGTCAGGACGCTGGCTAGGACGGCGGTCGCGGCGATACCGAGCGCGCCCTTCCAGTCAATGTCGAGAATGCCGACACCCACAACGAACGTGGCGAGCAGGGACTGGGCGAAGGTCTTCACGGCGCGGTCGAAGACGCCAGACCAGAATGAGGCGCGAGCGTAAATGCTCATGCACTCACCCCTTTCGGGAACAACTAGGGGGCAGGACTTCTGCCCCACCCCCTAGTTTACACTGCGTCAAACGAGGTCACATAAGCCGGAACGACCCCGGGCGCGAGCGGTTCAGGGCCTCCTGGAGGGCCGCCCACGTGGCCTCGCCGGGCTCCCCGTCCACATAGTCACCGAAGGACCAGCCGTCAGCGAACCGGTTCCACATGTCCGGTGCGACTGGCTTCACCCAGCACCACGCCCAGTACTGGAAGACGCGCACCACATGGGAGTCCCAGCCTCGGTCCTCGGCCAGCTTCCCTGATCCGGTGAGCATCTTCTGGGAGTGCTCAGGTACGGTCTTGTTCAGGTAGCGACGGAGGTTGGCGACGGCATAGAGCTCGTTGTAGCCAGGGGCGAAGACGTCGATGAGACGCTGCACCGTGGCGGGCCCGTACTCGCCGTCCACCTCGAGAGCTCCAGCCGTAGCGACGGGGGTTGGAGCGCCGGAGATGACTTGGCCGCCACCGACCATCCGATCCCACGTAGCGCGGTCACGCAGGCGATTCAGGTCGAGGGTGCCGTTATAGCCAGGCAGGCGGCCGGCCGCCCCGCGCTGGGGGGGTGGGGGGGGGCGCGCGCCGC